CATATCATCTACATTTTCAACACGTATAATTCCTGCAGTATTAAAATATTTTTCTATATTTGAACAACCCCAATATATAGGTATAGTTCTCATCAATAGTAAATCTAATAATTTTTCTGTAAAATATCCTCTATGTGATGTATTTTCTATTGCCACACCATATTGGCTATTACTGAATATTTCTACTTTACCTGCCCTAGCATTTTCTATATCATGTCTATTACCATAAGTGTGGTGAAATATTTTATCTATATTAATTTCATTTTTTCTAGCTAACAATTCATGTCTTAAACTATGACCATATGTTTTATTTAATTTACCTGCTAAGTGAGATACTTGAAATTTTTTATTATAAGATTTATTCCAAAAATGTGGTGTCATCCAAGTATGTCCAAAAGGTAATAATACAGCTTGCTCACAACTACTAATTACTTTATTATCCCAAGTTAATATTGCTGAAAATAAGTGTTCATTTTCAATTGCCCAATCATGTAAACCAAAATATTCATTTGGTTCTTGTAATACTAAAAAATTTAAATCAGTTAAATCACTTTCTGATTGGGGTATGTCATCTACAAATAATGTAAAATCTATATCTTTAAGATGTTGCATCTTGGATTCAAATACTTTAGCATCAAAATGTTTAATTTTTAATCTCATAATTCTTCCACCCAATAATTAATCATTTCATCTATCATTGTTTCAAATGTGTAATCAGCTGTCCAACCTAATTCTCTTAATTTAGATGAATCACCTTTTAAATCTCTTAATTCCTCAGGACGTAAGTATTTAACATCTGTTTTAACATATTGTTTCCAATCCAAATCTAATTTATTGAAAGTATACTCTACTAAGTCTTGTACTGAGTGTGATACACCAGTAGCACATACAAAATTACCTGGTTTATCTTGTTGAAGCATTAACCACATTGCTTTAACATAGTCTTTAGCGTGTCCCCAATCTCTAGTTGCTTGTAGATTACCTAATACCAGTTCATTACGTAATCCTTTTTTAATTTCAACTGCAGTTTTAACTACTTTATTTGTAACAAAATTAGTTCCTCTTCTTGGTGATTCATGGTTAAATAAAATACCATTTGAAATAAATAAATTATAAGAATTTTTATAATTATTACAAATATTATAAGAATATACTTTAGCACAACCATAAGGAGATACCGGTGATAATGGTGTAGTTTCTCTTTGAAAACCATCTTCATCTATATTATTACCAAACATTTCACTACTTGATGCTTGATACATTTTAACATCCGGTTTAGTTAATCTGATTGCCTCTAATAAATTTAATGTTCCTATACCTGTAGCTTGTGCTGTGTATATAGGTTGATCAAATGAAATTCTAACGTGGCTTTGCGCAGCTAAATTATAGATTTCGTCGGGTTGACATTGCTGTATTATTGAAATTAGTGATGCTAAATCGGTTAGATCAGCATATTGTAATTTACCTAATAATTGAGGGTAAATTTCATCTAACCTAGATGTTTGATTTTCAGCTACAGAGTTACGTTTAATTGTACCCCATACTTCATATCCTTTTTCTAATAAAAATTCGGCTAAGTATGACCCATCTTGACCATTTATACCTGTTATAAGTGCAACTTTATTTTCTTGCTTCGTCATAGTTTTCTATAAACCAATTAACTGTTTCTTTTATACCTTGTTCAAATGGAGTATATTCAAAATCAGGCATTAGTTCTTTTATTTTAGAGTTATCTGATGGTTTTCTTAATTGTCCATCTGGTTTTGTTTTATCAAATATAACTTTACCTTTAAATTTAAACTCATCAACTAATAAACCAACTAAATCTTTAATTGATATTTCTTCATCACCACTAATAATTAAAGGATCTGTACCCTCATAGTTAAATAAAGCCCATTCTGCTATTTTAGCTATATCCTTGGAATATATAAACTCTCTTAACGGTTTCCCACTTCCCCATACAGTAAAGTCAGTTTTATTTTGTTTAGCTAAATATAATTTATGAATTAACATAGGCATTACATGTCCATGTTCTAATGAAAAATTATCATTAGGTCCATAAATGTTTGATGGAATTATAGATGTATAATTTATTCCATATTGTTCTCTGTAAGCTCTAATTTGCACATCAGCCATTCTTTTTGCATAGGCATATGGATAATTTGATTCATGTGGTTCACCTAGTTGGATTTGATCAACTGTAAGTGGATATTTTACTTTATCAGGAAATACACATGTTGATAAAAATGCCACCAGGTTTTTAACCCCTGCTTTTCTTGCAGATTCAATTACATTGGTATTAATCATTAGATTATCATAAAAATATTCACCCTTATAATTGGAATTTCCACCTATACCACCAACTTTACCAGCACAGTGTATTACACCATCTGGTTTTATTAATTTAAATAATTGTTTTGTTTGTCTTGGATTTGTTAGATCACAAGTTTCTCTTGATAACTTAATTTGAGATTCCATGGCAGAACCTACCATTCCATAACCTCCTGTGATTAAAACTTTTTTCATATTGTTGAATAAAATTCATTTTGTGCTCTTTGTCTATCTATATCTTTTATATGGTATAAAGCATATGAATCATCTTCAGATGGTAATTCAGCATATGTTTTCCATCCTATTATTTTTTCATGTACTTTATTTACCCATTTAATCTCCGGTTTATTTCTAAAAATTCTATGTTGTGGATCTGGCCAATTAACCCAACCTTGATTATTTAACTGCCACCCCCACTGCATAACATCATTTTGCTCTAACCCATTTACTATATTAACTCTAGGTACTGCTATTAAATCAATTTCATCATTAGCTTCCAGAACCTGATGTATTATAGTACAGAAAGTTTCACTTAATGTTTCATCTGCATCTATTTGGAATACCCAATCTTTAGTACAATAATTTTTAGCGTTGTTTTTAAATGATGCAAAATCTTTATTTAAGTCAAAATGACACTTTTTTACTAAAATGTTATCTTTATTTTTATTTAAAAAATCATCTACTAGTTGAACTACTTCATTTGTTGCTTTATTATCAAGTTGAATTACTAATTCATCTGTAGGTCTAATAATTTTTAAAAGTTGAGATAACAACTTTTTTAAATCTTCGTATTCATTATATGCCGTAACTAAAAAACTTATTCCCATAATTTATCCTTTAAAAAAACCAATATATTCCAAAGCATCCATAAAATCTCCTTGTGAGAATTCTTGTATAGTTTTCATATCAGTTTTATATTTGTATGTTTTATCTGTTCCTGGTATTTTAAATTTTTCTTGTTCTTCTTTAGAAACTTCTTTTACTTTAACTCCAGCCCATTTCCAATCTAATAAACTTGTGCCTTTAGCAAATACAGTTCCTTTATCTTCTATATTAATTGTAATGGGGTACCAAACTCTTGATGAACTATCATTTACCTTTATATCTTTAAATAATTCTGGTAGGGTTTCTTCGTATGTTTCGAAATCAAATTCACCCATAGTTATAAAATCATTAGTTTGAAAACCACAACCAAAACAAAAATAATTATTTGCTTCAGCATTCATAGGTGTTACATAACATGCGTCACCACCACATTTTGGACATAATTCTAAGTTATCTTTTTTAATCATAATTTATAAATTTAATATGGATGTTCTTACTCCAAATTTTCCTTTTGGAATTATGTTGAATGCTATTGATAATCTGTCTATATTTTCTTTACTAGTAATTACTTTATGTTGTAACCAAGAAGGAAAAATTAATAATAACCCGGGAGTTGGAATTATTGGAAATTTTTTACAAGTTCTAAAATTATTTATATCTTCAAAATATTCAAGTAAAAAAAGAAATTTTTTTAATAAATGATTTTCAAATATTATATTAGATCCTTTAGTTAAGTAAAAAACACCACTTAAATAACTATTTGCATGATCATGCATAGGAATTATTTGATCTTTTTGTATTAAATTTGCCCATGAATTACATATAGATATACTATCAGTTTTATGACCTATTTCTTTTAAATATAATAATGATTTTTTTAATATTATTTGTTTTAAAGAATTAAAAATTGATTCATCTAATATATGTTGGTTTTCGGTAAAATAACCGGAAACAGTATTTCCTGTAAAACTTTGGGTTTTTATAAATTCTATATATGAAGGTATGCTATCCTCTTGTATATTTTCATTATAAATTGATGTAGGAAATAAATCTATAAAACCCATTTAATCTTTTTTAGGTAAAGAAATTTTTTTTATATTTGGTAGTTTAATTTCTACCTTTTTAGGAGCATTTTTATCCATAATTGCCTCTAATTTTTCTTGCATTTTTTCAAATGAAAAATTTTCTTTACAATAATGGGCTAAACGTTTACCTTTAGTTTCATACCCTTTATAGCTATTAACATAATCTTTCATTAATAAAGATGCAAAACTTGCATCTGGTGAGAACCATTTGGATTCTTTTAATATTAACCTATCTTGAACTACTGATTCATGAACTTGTTTTACTTCACCAGGAACTAAACTTGCAAATTCTTTATTTAGGAAATCTAAATGTCCACTCCAATTTGATGCTATAATTGGTTTTTTACTTCTAGTAAATTCAAGTAATGGTCTACCAAATCCTTCACCTTTAGTTAAATTAATCATTGCCTTAACTTTAGGGTGATTATATAAATGATTTACATCTGAATCTTCTATGTCACCATGAATTAGGTATATATTTGGTAACCTACCTTGTACACTTTTTCTAATAGCATCAATTTTCTTTAATACTTCTTCTCTATCCATAATAGAAGCAGGACCTGTCATTGTTTTCATAATTAATGCAGGTGCTTTCTTTTTATTTTTAAAAGTTTCAAGAAATGTTTTAACTAATAAACCAGTATTTTTTCTATCTTCCCCAATAGCACCCCTTAACCAGTGCCCTACATATAAAAAACAAAATGATTCTTCAATTGTATCTAATGATTGAACTAATTCTGTTTTTGGTAAATCTTTTGGTTCAATAGGAAAATATTTTTCTAAATCAACCCCTTCAAATAAAATATCTGTGGGTGTTTCTAATTTAATATGACCTACTACTTGACCCGCTTTATCTTTTTGTTCATATACTGAATTTTTTAAAGCATATAAACTATGATTTGAAGATCCTAATATTAAATCCATATTATTAGCTCCCTGGACAAATCTTACATCACATAAATCGGTTTCAATACCAGCTGTGATGCCAATATTAAATTTACCTAATTTTTGAAATTCATCTGGGACTGATATTTGAATCCAAACATCAGGTTGTCTTTGAAGTTGTGGAGGGATGATAGCATCCTTCATTTTTTTCTCTTCTGGATTGTTTTCATCTAAAAATCCATAAGGTGTATTACCCCATCTTTGTGATAAAATTCTTACATCATACTTATTGGATCTCATTAATGCTTTAACTACATCTCTGGATCTTGATCCATAACCGGAGTAAGTGTCAATAGGACAACTTACTACTACAAAAGGTTTACTCATAACTAATATACTAATTTATGTGTTAATGTTTTAACTGGTAATTTATCTATCTTAATAAAATCAAATTTTCTACGTGGTTTCCATGTTTCAAATAATTTATCAAAATTATTAATAATATTTTCATTCATTTTTCTAGCTGAAGCCATAGATTCATCTGATGTAACCCATTCCCTTCCTGCTAATCCTCTTTCTTTAATTTCTTTTTTAGACATTTTATAAGACTGCATTAATGTATCTGCTAATTCTCTAAAATCTAATCTATCATCCCAAATATAAGGAGTTTTAGGCGAACCTACCATTGCCGTATTAGAAGGAAATATAGGTAAAGCCCATTTACCACATTTTTTATATGTTCCAAAATGATTAGAAGGGAAATTTTCATCAAATTTAATCCAATCTCCATTTTCATCTTCAAACCTCATTTGATCTTGCATTCCACCCGTTACATTAGCAATTATCATAGTTCCCGCCATCATTGATTCAGTTAATGATAATCCCCAACCTTCATTTGAAGAAGGTAAAACCGTTACATCTGCTAAATTATAAAGATAATTCATACCTTCTATAGCTAATTTGGCTGTAGAGAATCTAACACTATCATCTTGACCTAATAATAAATCTCTAACAACGTATAAATCAGTTCCGTTACCATCTACAGGTGTAGTATGTAATACTAAACATACATCTTTTTGTTCTTCTTTAGGTAAATTTTCTTTAAATAATTTATAAGCTGCTATTAAATCAGAAGGCATTTTTCTTCTAATATTTCTTGAATTAAAGAAAAATACATGTTTATATTCTTTATCTCCAAATAACTGTTTTTTAGCTTTTTGTAAATTATCCCATTGTTCGTGATTTTCATCAATTGGAAAAAATTGTTCTTCATTTATACCATGAGGAACATAAGATATAATTTTGTCTTTTGCCTTATCTCCTAAAACTAACCTATTAATATTTTCAGTTTGTTTAGAAATACCTAATAACATATCACACGAATCATAGTAAGATTCATTGTATAGAGGAGCAGGTAAATCATCCCAAATATTTAAATAAGCTAGGGGACATTTTGCCCTAATTTCATTTTCAATTTGAAATAACCATTCCCAATATCTTGGATCAGTAAAAATAAATACTGCATCAGGTTTTTCTAAATCTAAAAATTTTCTTAATATAGTAGAATCTCCATATCCATTTTGTGGATATAAAAATACATTAGCATCGGGAATGCCTGCTCTATTGCTAGTATCTTGACTTAAGTCTAATCTTTTGCCTACTTCAGGATGATTAATTGCGGCACCAACGTTAACCCAATTATACCTGTGACAAGTTCCTACTACAATTTCTCTTGCCATTGTAGCTACACCTGAATGCATTCTAATATCATCACAAAGAAATAGAATTTTTTTCCTTTTTTCTTTTGGTAAATAACCTTCTTTCATAAAATTTTTAATTATCTATAGTTAAGTTCGTTTGGTTGTGAACTTGTTTTCTAAAATCTTCATCTGTAAGATACAAACAAAGAGCTCGGTCTGCAAGTTTTTGGAATGAAAATTTTGTTTTTACACACTCTATTTTAAACTCATCGAATAGATGTCTATGAACCTTTACGCTTGTTAATTGTAACTCTTTTTTTATCATAATCTATTTTTTATATATATAAATATATAAGGATTCAAAAACTAAAGAATGTTTCATCAGGAGTTAGTGCAGCTCCACATAAATCTTTATTTTTTCCAAAATCACACCAATCACAAGGTTTATCAATTTTTTTTTCAAATTCCTTATCTATTGGGTTACCTGTATCAGTATAACAATCTTTTATGAATGATACAAAATCTTCTTTAGCTTCTTTTAAACGTTTTTTATTATCAACTGGTTTGAAATTTTGGACACGATATGCCTGATGAGGTGATTTGATATTTTCATCATCAAAATTTAATACTTTACGTTTAACAATATAAAATTCTATATTTATTTTACTTAAAGGAACTTTAAATAATTCTGAATAGTATTGTTTATAAAGATAAAGTTGGTTGTGTTTTACTTTGTCTCCTTTTTCCCATTTACTCCAACCCTTAGTTGATGTTTTAATATCAAATATAGTATATTCATCTAATTTTTTATTATAGATGATTAAATCTATATAACCCATATACTTGATATTAGGACGTTCTTTAATAGGATTAGTTATTAAAGGAACCTCTATACCTTTTAGTTCATGTTTACGAGATGAAAAATAATTTCTTCTACCACGTTTATGTTTTTTAAACCAATCTAATATACCTACACCATCTGAATAAAATTCATTTAGTAATTCTGGTGTAGCAAAATGCCCATGTTTTTTCTTATATTTAGTATATTCTTCAATCATTTTTTCTTTAAAGAATAAATTTAAATTTAGACCATCAGCTTTTTTTGCTGATGTATCAAACATGGTTTGTAAATAATATTGTAATACCTCATGTATAGCAGTTCCAAAAACAAAATACATGTTAGGTTTTGTATCCCTATGGCCTTTTACATATTCTAAATACCATTTATGGGGGCAAGATTTATAAGTAGAATATTGTGAAAATGATACAACTTTATCTGTAGCGTAATTTATTTCCATTTATCTTTAAAAACCATTTGACAAATTATGCCATAATTGGTTATATCTTGGAATGTATCTATAAGAGTTTCATTTTGTGCTTTTCTACCAGTTAGTATCATATTCTTCCATCTATTAATTTTATCAGATAGTCTATACCATAATCCTGTCATAGCAAAATGTTTTTCTTCTTCATTTATTAATTGTGTACCTGCTGATATATTGCCCATTCCATAATCAAGATGTTTTTTAGCAAATAGTTCAAATTGTTCATCCATTATATCCCTATAAGTTTGATATATTAATGGGTATTCTTTTTTTAAAACTTCTATAGCAGATAAATTACTATCTTTAGACATTTCACTATATTTTTTTATTGAATCATTCATTTATATTTACATTTAAAATTTTTTCTGGATAGCAAAGCCACCCTGTTAATATATATTTTGTTTGGGATAAAGGAGGATTACCTCTGTGCATATGAGTAAAATAAGCGGGAAAAATTACAACAGTACCTTTTGTAGGTTTTATTCTCAAAGACTGATATAGAAATTCAGTTTCACCTCCTTCTTCTATATCATTAAGATATACAGTATAAACTCCCCATCGATTTAAATAGTTAGGGAGATGACCATATTCACAATGCCAAATATGAAAACCTTCTGAAAGAGTAGTTTTTTGGAATTTCATATCAACTATTTCCATACCTGGTCCTAGTACATTATTCATAGCAACCTTATATTTTTGTTCGTATAAAGAAAAAATATTTTTAGAAAAATATTCGTAAAAATACTTACGCTTATTTTCGTTTATATAAGGAGTTATATCAAAAGATAAATCTTGATATTTAAATGAGCGTCCTTTTGGACGAGACTCTGCTTTTTTAATGTTTTTCTCTCCTTGTTTTATAATATAATCACAAAAATCATTTGAAAAAGCATTCTCATATACACCTATAAAGTCTTTATACCAATCTTTCATTATCCTCTTAAATTTTTAGATGATTTGAAATATTTTTTTAAAACCTCTTTAGCTTTCATAATTTATTTATTAATTTTAGTTTGAAACTACTTCTACCCATCCAGTAACTATATATTTTTCACCGGATAAAGGAGGATTACCTCTATGAATATGGGTAAATCCGGCAGGCCATACTACAATAGTACCTTGTTTTGGTTTTATTCTTAATGATTGGTGTAAAAATTCAGTTTCACCTCCTTCATTTACATCATTTAAATATAGTGTCCAAGTAAGTATCCTTGACCTTACATCCAACATTTCATTTTCATAATGCCATATATGATATCCCTCTGTGGGAAGGGTTTTTTGGACTTTAAAATCAGTAATTTCATAATGATATTCAGAACTATCAAAAGATTGAAAATTATATTTTTGATTATATTCATGTAAAATATCAATCTGAATAGAAGACTTGAAATCTGTAATTATTTTTTTATCAAGATAATTTACTGGGAGAATATGGTCATTTTTTAATAGAGAATTCATTCCATTTTCATGT